CCTTGATGAGATTCTTCCAGAAGCCCGCCGTATCGGTGAGCTACGTCTGGCAGGAATTCCTGACCGGGATATAGCTGATATCATCGGTATTCCTCGTTCCACATTTCGCTCCCGACTTAAGAAAGCAGAAGCCCAACTCAAAAAAGAATACGGCGATATTTTCTAGCTTTCGGGTGCAGCTTCAAATACCTCTGGTTACCCTCATCCAATGACCAGAGGTATCTTCTAAAAATTATTTTTTTAGACTTCGTCCAAATAGGCCTTTTCCCTCCAGCGAATTGTGAAAGTGATAAAAACCTGCTTTCAGAACTGAGGTGAAAAAATGCATCAGGTAAAAGATGCTCGGCCACACGCTGTGGATGAAGAACTCATCGCGGTTCTTACCGCAATCAGCATCATGGCCATGCGTCTGGCAAGAAAACTAACAAAACTTTTAATGCAGAGTCAATCAACGGAAGGAGGAAAATCAGATGAGCAAAACAAGCGACATATCCATGTGCATCGAAGACCTACGAAAATGCGCTACCACTATTAGTATTGTAGCGGATTACCTAACTGAATTTTTAAGTAATGAGGTTACTAGTCAGCAAACCAAAACCCCTGCTGAACCAACACTAACACTAGAAGCAGTCAGAGCAGTTCTGGCGGAAAAGTCCCGTAATGGCTATACTGCTCAGATTCGCTCTTTGCTCCAGAAGTATGGTGCCAGCAAGCTCTCTCAAATCGATCCAGTCAACTATAAGGCTCTACTTGAAGATGTGGAGGGATTGAATGATGGCAACTAAAGGACATGCGCTTCTTTCCGCATCGTCTGCAGAGCGTTGGCTACGTTGCCCACCTTCTGCACGGTTATGTGAGAGTTATGAGGATAAAGGCAGTGATTATGCAGCAGAAGGCACTGACGCCCACAGTCTTTGTGAATACAAACTCCGTCGCACTCTGGGCATGGAGGCTGAGGACCCTACTGAAAATCTTACCTGGTACAACGAGGAAATGGACGACTGCGCCACTGGTTATGCCACTTTTGTCCTTGAGCAGGTAGAGGCTGCAAAGCAGATCTGCTCCGATCCAGTTGTCCTTATTGAACAACGCGTGGACTTTTCACGCTGGGTAAAAGATGGTTTTGGAACTGCTGATTGCATTATTATCGCAGATGGCACCATGACAATATGTGATTATAAGCATGGCCGCGGCATCATGNTTGACGCTAACCAAAACCCGCAGCTTCAATGNTACTCTTTAGGNGCTTTAGAAATCTTCGATGGCATCTANGATATNGATACAGTCAAAATGATTGTCTACCAACCGCGCAGAGACAATGTCAGTACTTATGTTATTTCCAAAGAAGACTTATATCGCTGGGCAGATGAGGTTTTGAAACCCACTGCAGATCTCGCCTTTGCCGGTAACGGAAACTTCCTTTGTGGTGAATGGTGCTGCTTCTGTAAAGCCAAATATGACTGTCGAGCCAGAGCCGAAGCCAATTTGGAATTAGCCAAGTATGAGTTTAAGTTACCACCACTCTTGGAAGACGAGGAAATTGAGGAAATTCTCACCCGCGTGGATGACCTTGTAACATGGGCTTCCGATATCAAGGAATACGCGCTTCAACAAGCACTCAGCGGCAAAGAATGGTCTGGGTGGAAACTGGTTGAAGGCCGTTCAAACCGTAGGTATACAGATGAGGTAGTAGTTGCTAATGTAGTCAGCAAGGCTGGTTTCGACCCTTATGAACAGAAGATTCTTGGTATCACAGCAATGCAAAAACTGCTCGGAAAATCCCGTTTTGATGAACTTCTAGCATCGTACATCGAAAAACCACAGGGAAAACCAACACTTGTGCCGGAGAGTGATAAACGTCCGGCAATGAATACAGCCAAAAATGATTTTATGGAGGAAAAAGATTATGAATAACAACTCAAAGAAAGCCAATATCAATCCTATGAAGGTAATCACAGGTCCCGACACTCGCTGGAGTTATGCAAATGTGTGGGAAGCAAAATCTATTAATGGAGGCACACCTAAGTTTTCAGTTAGTCTCATCATTCCGAAGTCTGATACAAGGACAATTGCCAAGATTAAAGCTGCTATTGAGGCTGCCTACCGTGAAGGCGAAGCAAAGCTCAAAGGTAATGGCCGCAGTGTACCTCCCCTATCCGCTATTAAAACTCCGCTCCGTGACGGAGATGTTGAACGCCCAGATGATCCTGCGTACGCCAATTCATATTTTGTCAATGCGAATTCCGCAACCGCTCCAGGTATCGTGGATGCCGACTGCAACCCAATTCTGACCCGCTCCGAGGTTTATTCAGGCGTATATGGTCGTGCCAGCATCAACTTTTATGCTTTCAACAGCAACGGAAATAAAGGTATCGCATGTGGTTTAAACAATCTCCAGAAGATTCGTGATGGAGAGCCACTTGGAGGCAAGTCAAGAGCAGAGGATGATTTTGCATCTGATCTTGATGAGGATTTCCTTTCCTAACAATCTANACATCTATGGGTGGTGGAGATATCTGCCACCCTGTTTGATTGTGAAAGGATGGATAATTAATGAAAACACTCAGTATAGATATCGAAACATATTCAAGCGCTAACCTAGCGAAGTGTGGTGTTTATAAATATGTAGAGTCCCCGGATTTTGAAATTCTTCTCTTTGGATATTCAGTTGATGGTGGTCCAGTACAGGTTATTGATCTTGCTTCTGGTGAAACAATACCGAAAGAAATTATCGATGTACTTACCGATGAAAATGTAACAAAATGGGCTTTTAACGCTAACTTTGAACGTGTTTGTCTATCTCGATATTTGAACTATCCCATCGGTAAGTATCTAAAGCCATCCTCCTGGAAGTGCTCTATGGTGTGGGCTGCAACAATGGGGCTGCCGCTTTCTCTGGAAGGCGTAGGCAGTGTGCTTGGCCTCGAAAAGCAAAAACTGACCGAGGGTAAAGACCTAATCAAGTATTTCTGCCAACCCTGCTCTCCAACAAAGGCTAATGAGCATCGCACACGTAATTATCCATATCACGCACCAGACAAATGGTTATCCTTCAAGCAATACAATATCCGAGACGTTGAAGTTGAAATGTCTGTTCAGGCAAAACTAGCAAATTTTCCTGTGCCAGATAATGTGTGGAAAGAATATCACCTTGATCAGGAAATCAACGACAGAGGCGTAGCGCTAGACATGGTGTTGGTCCAAAAAGCAATTGATATGGACAGCCGCTCCCACTCCGAGCTTACGGAAGCTATTAAAAATCTTACCGGTCTGGATAATCCGAATTCTGTTCAACAGATCAAACAATGGCTTTCAAAAAATGGTCTGGAAACAGAAACCCTTGATAAAAAGACTGTCTCAAAACTTATACAAACTGCTCCACCAGAATTACGAGATGTTCTGTCCCTGCGACAACAACTCGCCAAATCATCGGTAAAAAAGTATCAAGCCATGAAAAACGCAGTCTGCTCCGATGGCCGTGCTCGTGGAATGTTCCAATTCTACGGCGCTAACAGAACAGGTAGATGNGCTGGAAGAATAATTCAACTTCAGAATTTGCCACAGAACCATCTGCCCGACCTTGAGCAGGCACGTGCTCTTGTAAAAATTGGAGATATTGAAGCAGTTGAGCTCCTATATGAGGACGTGCCTGATACATTGTCACAGCTAATCCGTACCGCTTTCATACCAAACGAAGGTGCCAAGTTCATCGTAGCAGACTTTTCAGCAATTGAAGCCCGTATAATAGCTTGGCTTGCTGGTGAGAAATGGCGAGAGGATGTATTTGCTAAAGGTGGCGATATTTATTGCGCGTCCGCAAGTCAAATGTTCAAGGTGCCAGTTGAGAAACATGGCATAAACAGCCATCTTCGTCAAAAAGGCAAGATCTCTGAACTGGCACTTGGTTATGGAGGTTCGGTCGGTGCGCTTAAGGCAATGGGTGCTCTTGATATGGGGCTTACCGAAGATGAACTTCCGTCACTGGTTGATGCTTGGAGGCAGTCCAACCCGAATATTGTGAGGTTCTGGTGGGATGTTGACCGTGCTGCCATGGAAGCCATTCGCAACAAACACGCCAATGAAACACATGGTATTGTCTTTAGCTATCGAAGTGGGATGCTGTTTATCACACTCCCCTCTGGTAGAAAACTGTCCTATGTAAAACCACGTATTGGTGAAAACAAATTCGGAGGCCAGTGCATTACTTATGAAGGAATAGGTACCACTAAAAAATGGGAGAGGCTTAGCTCATANGGGCCAAAGCTCGTAGAGAATATTGTACANGCAACCGCCCGTGACATTCTTTGTTATGCTATGCAAACACTCCAAAATCGTTCAATAGTTATGCACATACATGATGAAATTGTCATTGAGGCTGATAAAAGATTACCTCTTAATGTTGTCTGTGAAAAAATGAGCCGTGTTCCGCCTTGGGCTGATGGCTTATTACTCGGTTCTGATGGCTATGAGACAAGTTTCTATTGCAAAGCGTAGATCCACTCTAAATCTTTGATTAAGCAAGTGG